CGGAGATGCGGGTGTCGCGGGAGCGATCCGTGATCTGCGTCATGGAGGTTGCGTCGAGCTGGTTGTAGGATTTCTCCTTCCCTTCGATGGAATCGAGGGTGACATATTCTTTCAGCTTGCTGTTTTTTTGCTGAACGAGGTGTTTCCAGTTGTGATCGAACTGGGTGGTGAAGTGATTGGGGATGTTCGTCAGAACTCCGTTTTGATCGGCCATTTTAGTCTCCTTTGGTTTTTGGTGAGTTGGGTATCAGTCGAAACTGATGGTTTGTTGCTCCCTTCGCTTCCGAGTGTCCCGATTGGGGTCTTCGACGGCGGGTATTAGGGAGCAGGCTCACAAAGGAGGTGTCTGCTCTGACGAAGTTGACATTACCGCCCGTGCGGTATCAGTCAAAACTTTTTTTCTAAAAAATTAGCGGGGCCGAGAATCGAACTCAGAACTCCAGATTATGAAACTGGTGTGATACCTTTTCACTACCCCGCAGTTTTTTTATCCCTGCTTGAGCAGAGATCTGACCAATGCAGCGGCCTCGCGGTCGCCTTCCATGTAGCGTTTGTGCCAAGTGTTGTCGGGATTTGACATGATGTCCTTGGCGCGGGCTGCGCCGGTCATAAACTCTGTGCCGCCCATCGAGCGACCGACCTTGTCCTCGCTCATCATTTGCGCCATGCAGACAAATCCGCGAACGACTTCGGGATCGCTGAACCCGTGCGAGTTCGCATCCACCTTGGCAATCTTCGCGGCCTGCTTGGCGAGGCCGATGTTCTTTCCGTAATCATTCCCCCACTCTTTTTGAAGCGTCTGCACAGCCTCGGTGCGTTGCTTCTCAAAGGTGGCTTGAATGGCCTCCATCTTGAACATCTCGGTCTTTGCGTGTTGGGCAACGAGTTCCTTCATGGCCGATGGCGGGATGCCGTGCTTGTGCGCGATCTCGGCATAGGGCTTCGCCATGTCGTCGTTCCATGTCATGCCATCCGGCAGGGTTTCCGGAGCGAGCTTGTATTCGTCGAGGGACTCCGGAACGCCCATGGCGCGGCGGAATGCGGCGACCTCTTCGGGCGAGGATTTCTCGTTTGGGACGCCGAGCTTTTTTCCGATGAGGGCATTCGCGTTGGCGAGCGCCTTGGCCATGTCGGGAACGCTTTTGTATTTCGCCAGCGTGTCCTTGTAGGCAGCAGAATCCTCCGGGAGGTTGTTCGTCCACCCTTCTCCGAATGTGCCGTCCGGGGTTACCCAAGGAGTCGAGGGTTGCGTCGTAGTTTCCGCAGCGGTGGGCTGCGCCTGTGCCTCCGGAGAGGCGCTTGCGTTATCGGCTGCGGCGAGAAGCGAGGTCTCGCCGGAGGTGTTGATGGTGTCTTCCATAAATGGTATCAGTCAAAACTGCACGCCTACGGATGCGGGTGGTAGCCAAGATGGGTGCGGCGTCCGGCGTAGCGGATCGCGAATTCCTGCGGATGATGGTCGCGCATCCACTCGACATAGGCGGGCGTCTTGTCGCCGAGCATCTGCTCCATCTCTGGTGCGGGCGGGATGTTTTTCGGTGCGGGCTTGGAATCGGGTTTCTTGCTCATTTTTTCACTTTGCGTTTGGGGGCTTCGATGTCGCCGTCTGCGAGGACCGGCCTGCGGAGCATCGCTTCAATGTGAAGGACAACGCCTCGCTGGCCATCGCGCAGGGCGGCAACCACAGGATTGAAATCATAACCAGGCAGGAAGACCTGCGAGTCGGTGGCGAACTGCGCCTTCATGTCAGCGATGACCATCTGGCCGTCCTTGTTGGCGAAGACACGGTGGTAGGCGTTCGTGATCTTCTGACGCTCGCGTTCGCGCCGGAGGGCTGCGGCTTTGTCTTCGGGGGCCATCATGCGGTCATGCCGGGGAGCATTTGGGCCAGAGCAGAATCCTGCTTCACGCTGCCTGCTTTGCCGAGGGCGCTCGCGGCCCGCTCCATCTGCTCGGCCTGCATGGCTTGCTGTTGGGCTTGGGCGCGGGCGGCACGGGTTTGCGCGACCATGTCCTCGTCGAGAAGCCAGCGGGCAGGCAGTCCATCGTTGCGGGCCATGTCGCGGGTGATCTCGTCAAAGTCGAAATTGTCGAGCATCTCCGGCTTGATCTGCACATAAGGCAGGAGCATCTCGCTGGTGCGAATGAAGGCGGCGTTTTCGAGGAATTTGATCGCAAGCGCGATTCGCGAGTTGTAGGCGACATCCGGCTCCGGGATGACTCCGATCATCTGGAGCGCCTGCGGAGGCGGTGGGAACTTGCCAGCACGGGCCAAGATCGCAAAGACCCGGCGAAGGAGCGGATTGAATAGCTCGGTCGTGAGGCGGGCGAATGTTGGGGAAAATTGGATGAGTTTCTCGCTGGCGCGTTCGGCCACTTCGCGGGCGGTCATCTGCTTTTGCAACTGCGCGAACATTTGAAAGAGGTCCACATGGAAGGCTTCGTTGATCGCCTTGCGCTTGTGTTCCGCCCGCTCGACGCCGATGTCGTAGCGTCCGCCGGTTCCCCACTCTTTCGGTGTGGCCTGCGGATTGTTTGGGTCGAAGTAGGTCACGCCACCGGCGCGGAGATCGATGTCTCCATCGAACCCGGCGGGGATCAAGATGCGAGGGAACGCATGAATCTCAGCGAGCGAGTCGAGTTGCTTTTCAAGGAAGTTAAGTTGCTTGCACTCTGGCAAAGCGGTCCAGCTTGGGCTGTAGCCATAGCATTCGGAGTTCTTCCATTTGAGGTAGCGGGTGACGAAGAATGGCTGCTCATCGAAGCCGGAGGACAGGAAGACATGCTTGGATGCCTTGTCCACATAGATCGAGGCGTAGGGCTTGTTCTCGGCATCGCGCTTGCCCATCTCGATCTCGCCCGGTCCACGGGGAGCGATGAGGTGAACACAGGCAAACTTGCGGTTGGAGTTCGGCTTTTCGAGTTCCTTCCGCATGGCGTCGGTGAGGTTCTCGATGCCGAACTTGAGCGCGGCCTGCCGTGCGGTCATCTCATACTCGCGGGAGAGTGTATCCACATAGCCTTCGTCGTCCTCGGAAACCGCAAAGGTTCCAAGGTCGAGCTTGGTGAAATTGAGGGCGTTGTTCTTGCCCTGCTCGGCGAGGATCGCCGCCGTTCCGAATGCGCCACGGTCGAGGTAGAGTTCGTGAATCTCGGTGTAGAAATTGGACCGGCTGAGTTCGGCCTGCATGACTTCGGTGCAACGCTTGAACCATTGTTCGATCTCGTCTTCGCTCTCCATCGCCTTGGGCGGCTCCAGAGAGAACCAGCGGCTTTCGAGCGGGGTCATCCAACTCAGTTGCCCATTGGCCAAAACGAGATTGGCGCGGACTGCGGTCGCATCGAAGAGTTGTGCCTCGTCGTCTGTGGTGGGCGATGTCGTCGCATTGAACATCGACGCCTTGCGCGGCATGACATACTTGGCGATGTCCTCCCAAAGCGACTCCCATGTCGCCCGTTGGTGGACCATTTCAGCGTGGCGCTGAAGAACCTTGTCGGCGAGTTCGGGTTTGTTGCCGGTCATTGGGTATCAGTCAAAACAGCATCAACCGAGGGTCGAGTAGCCGGTCGTCATAGGGGCTTGGCTGGATTCCCCAGCGAGGATCGATTTGCGGAGACCTTTGCGCTTGGCCACTTCCGAAGCCATGTCGGCTTGCGGGTTGCCGGGATCGACTTGTGCGGCGGGCGCGGGCCTATTGGCCTCGGCTTGGCGCTTCATCTCCTCAAGTTGGGCGTTCTGCGCTGCGAGAGCGTCTTTGCGCTGTTGCTCCATGATGCTGATTTGCTGTTGCTGCGCGGCGGCTTGAGCGGCGGCTTGAGCGGCGGCCTGCTGTTGCGCCTGCTGCTGGGCTGTGGACTGCTTGGCCGCAGCCTGCTGCATGCGCTGCTGCTCGGCCTTTGCGGCTTGCTGCTCTTGATTGCTTGGGCCTTTGCGTCCGCCTCCTCCAAACCATGCTAAACAGGTGGAGAGGATGGGATTTTCGGAGTGGTCAGTGAGTCGCATCGCTTATGGAGTTTTGAGGTTTCGTAGACTCGGAGCGGGCGGTCTCGCCGACTCCATGCGATGTAAGGCAACCGATATGGCGCGAAGTTGCAAGGATTATTTTGAAAGATACCACAATATATTGTGATCAGCCAGCAGTTCTGACACAACCTGTGGTATGTGTGCGCGGCATCGCGCCAGCGTTCGTCGGGGTCGTGGATGTCCACCGGGCGGGCGAGCATGAAGAAGTCCTCGGTGTTGATGACGACGCCATGCCATGCGGTCAATTCAACCTCCTCGGCGAAGGATCGCGGCTGCGGGTAGCGCCTGTAGAGATCAATGATTTGGAGTTCCATTACGCGTTTCATCGGCGGACCTTCCCGAATCCCCCACCCCGGAATCCTGCCATGACTCTGGTTGCTTCGTGCCGCTCGGCCTTCCGAGGGATCGCGCTGCGGTCGATGACCATGCCTCGTTTGATAGCTTGGTGCGAGAGGCTGAACGCATCGGAGTAGTGACTGCTCCAGTCATGCACCGGCACATCCTTGATGGTCAGCCCATCGCGCTCCTCCTTGGAGTGGTAGGCATCGAGCGCATCGAGTCCATCGACGCACCCCCCCTCATTGAAATGAATGCGCGGGAAGGCATCGTTGGCCAAGTTGATGCCATCCCACACGGAAAGCTGGCGAGGCACGGGAATGACGCCGGTGAGACCGCTGCGGCCCAGCGCCTCCTGCCAGAGTCCACCAACCTCCGCTGCGGCATCGTGTGGTATGAAGTGTCCACCATAAGCATACTGCTTGTCCTTAAGTCGTGCGGCCCAGTCCGCTGGCGTCTTGCACTCATCGGAGCCGGAGAGCGCCTCCAGATAGTTGAGCCGGTCGCCAACTTGTTGCCAGACCCAGACCTTCTGGTTGAGCGGAGCGCCAACATCCCAGCTTGTGTATGTCGGAAGCTCCTTGAACCAAAGGATGTCGTTGCTGATGCGCTTCTCGGCGCGGGCCTTTTCGAGGCTGCGGACATAGATCGCGCCGGGGCGACCGATGTTAAAGCTGCATTCGTATTCCTGTGCAAAGGCGTTCTCGGTTGTGCCTCTCCGGATGTCCTTGAGTTCTTCGTCGGGAATGATCCCGCTCTCGCTGGCCTTCAGCATGAGCGTGAACCAATCGTTGTCCGCACACGCCAGGTTCCATTGCCTCCAGAAGGAATTCCTGCCCTTGGGCGTTCCAACCCATGTCGCCCAGCCCATGTAGTCAGTGAGTGTGGGCCGGATGACATTGTCCCATGCCGCTGGATCGAGGTCGGCGGCTTCGTCCATCACGACGCCATCGAGGTAGATGCCTCGCAGGCGCTCGTAGGCTTCGCCGGAGTAGAGCCGAATCGTAGCCTGGTTGTGAAATGTGATCTGCAAATCCGCCTTGTTCACGACCACGCCGGGGATTTGAGAGGTGAACTGGACAAGGTATTTCCAAGCGATGTCCTTTGCTTGCTCGCGGGTCGGAGCCACATAGGCGTAGCGGAGCGGCGGGCCGCTGCGCTTGTGGGTGAAGACCTTTGCGATGAGGTCTTGGATGCAGACGAAGCTCTTCCCGGCGCGTCGGTGCAGGACCATCACCGACCAGCGTTGGCTGCGCTTGAGGTAGCCCGCCAACTGCTGGCGCGGAACGATGTCGATGTTAAGCGCCACCTATTTTCACATTGATGTCGAGCAGACCGTAGAGGTCTACCTTCTCCGGCTCGTTCCACCCCATGGCCTTTGCGAGCATCTCGCCATATTTGGCGGTGACCGCTGAATCCGGTGGCATTTCCATGAATCGGTCGCGGAGCGTTTCGAGGTAAATCTCGCGCTTGTAGCTCATCTTGGCAACGGCTTTGGCACGGAGTTCGTCCACCCGTTTGGCTATTTCATCATTTTTCATCAGCCGCTCGCCGTTTTGTCCGGCTCCCTTTTCAGAGTAACCGGCTTTGACATAGGCTTGCGTGAGCGAGAGACCGCTTGCGTAGGCCTGGCAGAATGCTTCTTGTTTCGGGTTGATTTTCATGTGGTAATGGTATCAGTCAAAATTGGTCTTGACAAGGTTTCGGTTTTTCCCCCTTATAATCCCCCTGTTGTTGTTTGTCTAAAGGTAATTCGGATAGAAGTTCCTTCTTCGGATTTTGTTTTGGCCTTAATTTGTCGGAACGAGATTTCAACTGACGCCGGATCGTCGTCTGGAATGAGTCCTCTTCTTCGGATGGCGTCGATGAGGAATTTGCATCCGCCAGCAAGGTTATCAGCATCGAGTGGGTGGCAGGAGATGCGAGTAATGCGGAGTCCAAATGCTGGCTGGTCCTTTGCTTCTCTTTGGACAGAGTCGTCCAGTGTTTGCCGAGGAGTCGATTCAGGCTTGGGGTGAGGAATTCTGGGAGCCACAGATTCAGCATGTGCAAACGAGCCGTCTGGTTTTTCAGTGTATCCAAGTTTTGCGAGTTGTTCAT